TTTTCCTTCCCCCCTCCCTTGATTAAACTCCTTTATCTCATCCGCTTCAAATCGATAATTTTTTATATAGTCATCTAATTCGCTTACAGTGCAAGATAGATGCTCTTTAATGAACTTACCATTAAGACTGGTTTCGGCGATAATTCGCTCATCAACTTTCGTATCAAAATATTCATTAAAAGCAATAACTTTAAGCCCTTCCTGTTTGAATATATCACCGGTCTTAATGATGACAGAACTTCCCTCAATAGTAAGGTTAACTTCCCTCAGATTATTAGCTCTATGCCACAACCAAAGATAGCCGATGATAAGCACTAGAATGCAAATACCTCCTGCTGCAACTTTTTGATTCGCAGGAATATCAACAAAAATTACGACTCCACCAATAAAGCCAAATAACAATGATGCATACCCTTTGAACTCATTGAAAACCTGTCTATCACAGAGGTTAACTTTAGCCATTGAGCGTTCCTATGTTTATTTGAAATTAAATCCTAAGGGAAAGTGTTTAAATTACATCACACAGTATATCTATATACATCAGGAACGGTCTTGGATGCCACTTTAAAACGACTATCAGCAAGCGATTGCATAATAATATATTTGTTCATTGGTATATGCAAAGTAGGAACTAAATGCATTGAATCTCTAAATACAGGAACTTTAGCCCATAAACTTTGTATCTGTTGCTTCAATATATTATTATTTAATAAACTTTCCTTTGTATTATAGTCAGGATATATGACAATAACAGGAAGCCCCAGCGAGTTAATACCATAATTTATTTCCTCTCTTATGGCACGAGAGTTTAACGTTCTCTCGCTCAAAAAGAAAATAATATTAATAGAGTTACGTAAACGCTGTCTGAGGCGGGGCATCAAAGTTAGCTCCCAGTTACTACCATCACGAACATTATAAGTTGTATTATGTGAATTATTAAAAGGAAATGTTGGGTCAGCGCCTTTCCACATCCGTAATGTATTATAGTAAACAAAGTCTTTTGTAGCGTGAGCACCAAGAGCACTTTCATTGAAAGGCTCTGCAACATAAAATGCGCAATAATTACCATTCATTCTTGTAGTTCTCCTATATAAAAAAGAAAAAAATGTACATTTTAACCAAACTCTCTAAAGCCAAAAAGTTAACCATATATGGTCGTATGGAGCCTATCGATAGCGTTCAATAGAGCATTAACTACATTAATGCTTGTGTATTTATTATATATCCAGCTGCTGTCAACTCTTTAGCTAAATCGAGCTTCCATGCGCCACGCACATCTAAATCAATATAAACAACACCGCTAATATCATTTGGAGTTTCTACACCATCAACCCGTAAAGCTGAAACTCTAGATCTTCCTAGACGACCGATAAAATAGCCATGTTCAAAAACCACATTTTGTCTAGCCCTAGCTTTTAACTCAGGATTGTCAGTTTTTCTTGAGCCTATATCGCATGGTGTATATAGAACCACTGCATATCCAATATCACTATTAGCCTCAATTTTTTCAATTATCGTATTACTAGAGCTTGCTTGTTCATGCAAAATAATCGGTTCTAACCCTGCCTTATCTAAAAACCTGGCCATCTCAAGTTTTGCAGAATTATCATGACCATGCACAACGAATATTTTTTTATTATTACCCCCTAAACTTAGCTGCGAGGGTTGTTTTTTTGATGATTGTGCTATTTCTTCTTTTATTTCTCTAATGAGCCCCCTTGTTACGTCCTCAACATAACCATCCTCAGAAATTACATCTTCGGTAGAGATAAATATAAAAACATTAGCCGGAACATTATCATTTGCTATTTTAACTAACTCCGAAGATGTTCTCTCTGATTTTTTTACTTTCAATGAACGGATGTTTTCACTTTTCAAATATGCCCCATCAAAATATATTTCTTCCTTTAAAACATATGGTTTTAAAACATCAGATTTAATCTCACTAAGGTTTTCCCTATCATATTCATATAATTTTATAAATTTTTTATTTACATCCCTATCATTAGTTTCAACAACAATGTGATAATAATGCATGATATCCTGCCTTGCTCTTCAAAATTTAGTAATTACAACCTATCATGAACGCTATGTTCTACACATAAGATTGATAAGATAAACATATATCGATATACGTGCAAGCATTTGATAGCAGTTTCATTTTGCATAAATAAGTATTTAGTTAAAATACAGCTTTAATACAATAAAATCACGTTAACTTATTGATTGAGAAAGAGATGTGGTTATAGAGGGGCATTAACAATGTAAAACATCAAATGTAAAATTATTAGACTGATTATTTATAAGCAGTCTATTTATTACAATGTCGATAATATAGAAACAAATCATCCATACCTATATTGAGTGTTAGAGAGACCACTCATCAGTATAGAAATGCCTGACAAGCCAAGTTTATCTTTGTGCTGTAACAGTATCAGAGCAAGTCTGAACTAATACATTAGTTTTTATGCCGTACGTTTCCACATAGTTAAGGAGACATACTCATTAGTCACATCTATAGCTAGGTTTTGGGATTCCCTTGCACCTGATGCATCAACATAAGTTCCCTCCGTAAGCGCCAGCGGTCCACTTTTCTGATTATCTGTCCCGTGAGTAGTGTTCGGATCCCACGTGGCTCCTGGAGACCTGTCACCCGAGCGGTGCCAGTGCGGTGGAAGATTATCAGCCTCAATTTTCACATTGTTACTGCCACCGGTCCTACCATACTGAGAACCAATCCGCACCACCCTATCAGCAAAGGTTTCACTTAAGTCGACCCATGTCTGCCAGGGAAAGCTAGTCGCCGGGCTTTGTTCTCCAGAGATGATGATCCCAACGTAAAAAATGGCGTCAACAATAGCCTTGTATCCTACTCCATCGCTGTCCAGCCCCAGCGACTTTAGCGCCTCTGATGGATTACTCAGATCGGACAAGTTTTTCTCTTTTTGCAGTGCGCCGTCGATGCGCGAGTCATCCCCCGCAGCTACCGTTCCCGCCTCGGTGCCCACGTCCCGCGTGGCTGAATTCCCCAGCTCCAGATTATCCCGGGCCTTTTCGGTATCGTTTAAATCAGAAAGATTTTGTACTCGCCGCAGATAGCGCTTATCACCCGTTTCCTGCGTGATAGTTGCTAGCGCCGGATCGATAATGAGCTGCACGCTTGAGCCGTGCGTCAGCGTCAACACCAGCGTCAAAATGATCTCTTTGATGATGGAATCAGATTGCGCCGGGAGGTATGTCGCCGGGTATGCGCCGTAAGCAATGAGCGTCCCCTTAGCACTGACCAGCCCCGCCTCTCTGAGTGTCTTACCCGGATAATCCCGGCAGTTGATAACAATCTGACCGCTGATAAACCCCTCATAGCTTGAATCAGAATCAAAGGTTTCACGGCCAAACTGACCAAAAAGCGCCGTCACCGCCGCCAGGTCGTCAGGTTTGGTCGGCAATGTCACACCACCACCATCACCGATCAGCACGGCGGTAATATCCACAACCTCCCCCGCCTGATACGCGGCCTCGATTTCAGCGGCGCCCGCCGTCGTTAGTGTCAGTCCTGTTGCCATAGTTTTTCCTCTGCTTCAATGCCATACACACTGGCAAGACGATCATAAAAATCTTCACTGACGGTTTTGCTGTCGGCATCAATATCGCTTTCACCGGGATGAATAACCCCCGCAGCCTGAAGCATTTGCAGGTATTCCAGGAAAAATTCATCGGTCTGGCAAAATCCGATCAGGCTTTTAATTTGATTGAATGTTTTCATAATTTATTCGTTATCCAGTTACCGGGTAAATCTGCGAAATCGTCCAGGCTGGTACAGCTATAGAACGCGTAATAATGCGCTGTGACGTTTGGCACTTTGCCCATAAATACCAGGCCCTTACCCGTGAGGGCAGAGCATCCTCTGAATGTGGCCGTCGTGGTGACAATCGTCGAATAACTGCTGAGGTTGAATATCGTGCTGACGTTGGTTTTCAGCTGCACGCAGCCATCAAACAGGTAGCCGATTGTCGTGGCCGGTAAGTTATTCAGCAGACCGGCCCCGACCTCTTCCAGTGCGATGCACTCGGCAAACACACTGGTGAATGTCGTGGCGTTGATACTGGCGACAAAAAGACCGGCAGGAACTGAACGCAGGTTTTTACATCCCCTGAAGGTCTGGCCGTATGCCGTCACCAGCGGGTTACCACTGAACAGATTTTCCGGTATATCCACCACGCCGGTATTCTGGAACGTTGCGCCAAATGCGGTGATAAGCGGGCACGAGGCAAACAGCGACGGCGGAATGTTCACCAGCGCCGCGCAGCCGTAGAACGTAGAACCGGCACTGATCAGCAGGGTGTTATGTTTCAGTAAATCACCAGGCAATACCGCCAGCGCAGTACAGCCGGAGAACGTCAGCGTCAGAGAGGTCAGGTTGACACACCCCGCAAACAGATCGGACGGCAGCGCGGCCAGCGCGGTGCAGTCCTGGAAGGTGCTCCCCATTGCCGTCAGAGAGGTCAGATCGCTGAACAGCTTTTCAGGCAGTACGGCAAGGCTCGAGCACTGGTTAAACAGGCCGGTGATATTCGTCACTTTGCTGCATCCTGCAAACATATCCCCGGCCAGCGATACCAGCGCCGTGCAGCCCATAAATGTATAGGTCAGATTAGTCAGGGAACTACAGTCACGGAATGCCCCGGCCCCGATGCTTTTCAGGGATGTACATTGGGTGAATGCGTAATAGAACGTCGTGACCAGTGATTTACCTGCAAAGGCCTCTTCTCTGACGGCTGTCAGTGAAGAACAGGCATAGAAAGCCCGGTCAAAACTTGTTGCCTTGTTACAGTCCACAAACGACGGTAGCGCCGTTAATGCTGTGCAACTATTGAAGACGCTGGCAAAGGTAGTTGCACTGACACACCCCTCAAAAATATCATCGCCCACTTCTTCCAGAACACGGCAATAGTAAAAAGCGGAGGAAAATGTTTGCGCAAGCGCACAGCCAGAAAACACAGCTTTTCCCGCTTTTACCAGTGAAGAACAGCCGGAAAAAACGGTTCCAAAATGGTTAGCCAGGGGTAAATCCTTAAAGAATTCATCAGGCACAGAAAGCAGTTGCGTGCATCCATTGAATGCCCCGCCGAAATGCGTAGCTTCCAGGCAGTGGCGGAACAGGCGCGGCGGTAGCTGCGTCAGCGCCGTGCAACTTCTGAAAATCGCAGTAAAGACGCCACCAGGCACATCGCTGAATAAATCTGCTGACAATGTTGTCAGCGCACGGCATCCATCGAAGGTATAACCGAAGTTATTTCCACTGACACACCCGTTAAAAATACCCGTCCCGGTATCGACAAGGGATGTGCATCCCGAAAACGCGCTGGTGAAATGCGTCGCAGCAGCACAGCCCCGGAATGTGTTTTTGCCAGCACTCAGCAGGCGCGTGCAGTTCTCAAACACTGAGGTGAATAGCGTCACCTGAGATAATTCGCTGAACAGCCCATCAGGAACAGCAGCCAGTGCCGTGCAGCCATAAAATGCCGCTGAGAAATCTGTGACACCAGTAATCCGCGCGAATAAACCCTCTGGCAGTTCAGTCAGCGACGAGCAGCCCCGGAAAATGGAGGTACATTTCTGGATATTTGGCAGATCGTCAAAAGCCCCTGCATGGACCTTGTGAAGGCCAGTTGCGCCACTCGCGAAAGAAACTAGATTATCCCTGTCTCCCGTCAAAAGAATGATTTCCTGCACGGGATTCAACGTCACTGAAACGTTACCCGACGTGCGCTGGAAACTGGCGCTTTCAGTGTTTTTAACCGTTATGGTGTATTCCTGGCCCTCCTCCAGTAAGCGCGTGGGGATCACCCATCCCCAGGTTGCACTTGCGTGGTCGAAGGTGTATTCCCGGCTGTCTGTCCCGTCGCCGTAATCAATTGTAAAATCCTCATCCATGCGCACGTAGAACAACGGACGGCTTGCATTGTCGATGCGGGTGATGAACTTCATCACCGCGACCACTTTCACACTGATCACCGCACTGACGCCGTTAGTCGTCGTGACGATGACCGAACAGGTGCCCCGCTTCACGCCCGTAACCAGAATAGCTCCGTTGACTATTCTGGCGGTCGCAATTGTTCTATCCGACGTGGTTACCGTAAAGGTTTTATCCTCCGCGTATTCAGGGAGGATGGTTACCGTGACCGTTTCCGCGTCACCAGGGGCCAGATTCAGCTCGTAACGGGATAAAACCACCTGCAACGGGACAAAACGCGGCGTGATTTTCTCCGTGGCGTACATGTAACCGGCCGCATATGAGGTTCCCTGAAGTCGGCCAAATACGTGAACGGAAAACCAGCTGCGCAGATTCCTGGCGCGCAGGACCGCAAGTTTCAGATCCTGCTGGTCGTATTCCGTCACCGGCAAATCGTTCTGATACACGTTCAGACGAAAGGTATACGGATCCCCTTTCGGGTTCTGATTGAACCATTCAACAATATCCGTTCCGAAAGGACTGTCCACCAGGGCATGACGGACGGCGGCGACCGTCCCGCGATGGCGGTGGATGTAGTGGGCGCGCTTGATCGCATCGCGTTTCTTTTGCTCTGACCAGTTAATATTCCAGGTATCAACCTGATATTCCCACGCCAGCCACGGCAGGAGCGCCAGCGGGCAGCTGTCAGGATCTTTCACCCAACGGATCAGATATACCGGCAACCTCTCCAGCGCAGCGGCGCTGGCCCTGTCGATGGCCCGCTCCACGGCGGTGGCGTTGGGTGGCAGAATGCTGGCGGGATAATTAGCGGTCATAGTCCATCACCACAAGATTGATTTTCACAGAGGTGCAATGCGGGGCTTCGCCCATCGTCGCAACGACGTCGGCGGCCGGTGAATGCAAATCGACAGTGACAACACCGTCCTGATGCAGCGCCCCGTCGATGCCCGACCGTGCAGCGGTGGCGTTGATAAGATGCACAGAGGCGGTGTATTCGTTTAGTGCGGCAGTGGCTTTTTCCAGCACCGTGGCGGTGTCCACGCCGTAAGGGACGTAAATGTCAGCGATCACCTGATAATTCACAATCACAGCGGAGCGGACATAATCAGCCACATAATCCGTAATCGGGCGCACGTCCTCCGGGTTCACCGCTGCCAGGACTTTATCGAGCAGAGCCTGCGGGGCGGTCCCATCTCCGGTACGTGCCAGCACGTAAAGGAAAACGCGGCCCTCCTGATCATGCGTCTCCGGGCCATAGGCGCGCACGTCGAGCACATCCGCATCAGCCCCGCGCGCAAAATAGTGATAGGCATTACGGGCACCCGCCGTGCTCAGGCGCGCCCATGAGAGCAGCGTGCGGGCGCGCAACTCTTCGTCGCTTTCGTATACGGCGTCCGCCTCGTCGGTGGCTTCAGTAATCAGCAGACGTTCAGTGTCAAAATTACCCGCGACCTGATCGAGATCCGCCCCCAGGGCGCTGGAAAGCAGCACCGCGCGCACGGCTTCATTGATGCGTTGCAGCAGATGGATCTCGCGATAGGTGAATGCCTGAGCCAGTGCCGCCATCGGTTCAGATTCCAGCAACAGCGCAGCAGACACAGAAGCCTGAAGTTCCGCAGGCATGGCCGCCACGATAAGCGCCCGGATATCAGTCAGCACCATTTCAAAATCGGGCACCTCGACGATATCAGGTTGCGGGATCTGAGATAAATCGACGGACGTTTGCACACTAGCTCCTTAACCTGATGGTGTTGCTGGTTTCTGTCATGGTTTCCGTGATGGTCCCGCTCAGCTCGGCGGTCACAGCGCCTGTTTCTGAAAACACCACGTTGACGGTAGTCAGGCTGATCCGCGGCTCCCACTGCGCCAGCGCGATAGCGGCGGCGCCCATCAGCTGCATGCGGGTGACGGCGTTCTGCGGCGCATCTAGCAAATCAGGGATCGCGCTGCCAAACTCCCGGCGCATCACACGCGAACTTGTTGGCGTGGTGAGGATTTTTGTCACGGACTGCCAGAGCTGATCATGATCGGTCAGCGCGCCGGTGCCTTCCGGGTTCATCCCGGTATAACTGGCTGTCATTGCGGGCCTCCCGTGGTACTCCCGCCAGACTGCACGCCACCGTGCTTATGTTCATGTACGGTGATCCCGTTTGACTGCAACACGCCGCCGGAGTGGATCACATCACCGGCCATCGTTCCGCCGTGAGTCAGCTCGAAAGTGCGCGTTTTGAGGTGGTTTGTGCATTCCACCTCCGGCGTGTCAAGCGTGACGCGGGTCTCGGCCTGGATATGCGCAGTTTTAATGCCGGTCACGGCCAGCGCTCCGGCATCGGCGGCGGCGTCGTAATGCAGGTGCGCGCCATCCGGTGCGGTGATGCTTATTTCCAGCAGGCTGCTGCCCATTGGCGGGTTATCTGCGCTGTATGCAGAGCCAATCACAAACGCGTTTTCAGGGTTGCCACCCGGGCAACCAATCCAGACCTGCTCCCCTATCGAGGGCGGTAGCCAGATGCTGAACGCCCCGGCGCGGGTGACGTTCCATCGGATCCAGGTGGTCAGCAATCTGCCGGAGCGAACGCGCACCGCTTTCTTGTCGGCGCTGATTTGCTCCACGACGCCCTGGCGCAAAATGTTTTCCAGCAGGCGCATCAGCTCGGCATTCATGACGCACCGCCCAGGCTGCTGATAACAGCGTTTTCCGTAGCGATCAGGTCTGCCGGGGTCATGCCCAGCAGTTCGCGGGCCGGGTACTGCGCGTAAGCGCCCGGGCCTACTTCATCCTGGAGGCCATACTGGTGAATACGGGCAATGCGCGCAGCAATGCCGTCAAATCCTACGGTGACGCCGCCCGCGTCCGGTCTGACCTTCATAAAACGCAGGGTGCGCAGGCGGGTAAACATCGGCGTTTTTTTTGTCTCTGAATGCGTCGCTGATTGCGTTTTGATTTCCAGATAGCGCTCGATATCGGCCCGGTAAAATGTGCGGATATCCCGGCGTTTCTCATCAAACCCTGTGATCGTCCGGCCATATTTACCGCGCCCGCCGCGCCAGTTTTTCAGCGCCCGCACCTCGTTATTCCAGACGAACTTGATCCCCTGTTGGGTGCGGTAAACCTTACGACGGCGCACGTCATAGCCGCTGCCGTCCGGGTTTTTCTGTGACGCGATGCGGCGCTGCTGACTGCGGCGCACTGCCAGGCCAATTTTGCGCGCGGTACGGGTGCGCCCCGCCGGGCTGACGCCGTCGAGAATGTCCTGAAAGATTTTATCCAGCCCGCTGAACATGCGATCGCTCACGCTCCGACCTCCTGAAGCATGCCTTCAAATACCAGCCCCCAGCCTGCGGTGTGGGGTGCCAGCACGCGCGGGCGCGGCTCCGGCAAATGCTCGGCATGCGGCACGCCGTTTTCATCCAGTTGCACCAGTACCCGCTGATGTACCGGCAGCTCAAACATCAGATCGGCGGTGTCGTCGTTGTTAATCAGCGTGGTGAATTTAATCTGCTGGTTTTTATCGGGGTTCAGCAGCAGATCGGGCTGATTAAACCAGAGCCAGGCCATCAGCGGCAGCGTGAAGTCGTCAATGCTCCCGGCGTAGTTCATGACGAACAGCACCAGAGAATAGCGGTACATGAAAGACGGCGTTTCACCGGTGGTTTCAATGCCACCCTCTTCAACAAACACCGTCCAGGCCTCCGGGTTCGCCCGGCACCAGGTGTTTGCTTTCTCTATGGCCGCGCGGAGTGTGTTTATCTTCAGCATTTATTGCTCCTTTCGGGTGTTCTGGCGCAGGCTGTTCCACTGGCGGATCGCCGCTTTGTCAACATTGCAGGCATCAAGCGCATCTATCAGCCTGTCGCTGAAGATCGCCACCGCGCCCCAGGTCACCGGCTCATTAAGCGCCGGGCGTGGCGTCTCTTCGGTCAGACTCTCCGGGACGGGTTCACGGACTAACTGAATGACCGGCGCGGGCGGCGCGTTTTTGCAGGCTACGACTGACAGCGTCAGGCACAGGAGTAACAGCGCACGTGTCACCATTGAACGCGGCCTGCATTGCTTCACGTCGGCGCTCCCCTTCTGCATTACGCTCATGCTCACGGACTTTCACCTCTGCCAGTAATTTGTGGGTCTGTATGGCGGTCGCCTTCACTTCCTGAATAACCTGGTCGTAACCGGTCGCCGTTTCGGTCAGCAGCTTGTTGCGGGTCCGGGCCTCGCTCAGCTGGTCGGTCTGCCACCAGACAGCAGCCAGAAGGACAAGCATTACAATCACACTGACCGCCCTCATGACGGCGTACTCAGGCCCAGCAGGCACCAGGCTTTAAAATCGTTGCGCCGGTTAACCAGCCCGGGGGAGCGCTTACCGCCCGCATTGACAAAATCAGTCAGCCTGTTGCACATCTGCGGCCATTGCCTGGCCTGGGCATGTTTCCAGATCGTGGTTCTCTGCTTGCGTCCGTTTTTATCGGTGAACCACATCAGCCCGGTGCAGCCCAGATTCAGAGCGGCATCCGTCATGGCCTCAAAGGTGAGCTGCGGCATGTCGGCACCGTGGAAATTGTTATTGATGCAGTTTTCAGCCCGTTGCAAATCGTTAACCCAGCGCCGCGCTATTTCCTGGTTGCTGTATTCGCGGTTTTCCACGCCACCCGTGGAGCCAATGCCCACCGTCAGCACTCCCGCAGTGCAGTAATAAGGCGTGCTGCGGCAGTCTTCCCAACCGGCGATCTTCTGCTGCCCTTCTTTCGACGTTCTGACGCTCCCGGGCGCCAGCGAAATGCCCAGAGCCACAATCACCGCAATTGAACATTTTTTGATGATGTTCTTCATGTCGGGTTGTCCCCGTGCAGTTGCTCCAGCAGCTGCCGCTCGCGGTCCGACAGGTTGCGGGTTTCCGCCTGGCGGAGAATCTGCTCGATCAGATCGTTGCGGCGCTGGCTGGCCTGCTCAATGCGGCGGCGATGAATCGCCAGCCGGACGGCGGAAACAATCCCCAGGAGAAGGCCCGCCAGCGCCAGCTTTTCGCTGACGGTCATCACGCCCACGCCGGTCACCAGGGCGGATGTTGCAAACGCAAAATATTCGTTAATACGATCCAGAGTCATTCCCATAACTGGACGGTTACCCGTTCCACCTCGCTGGTTATCACGGGCATCTCGATTTCCTGCCCGGCATTCAAAAATATCTGATCACTCAGTCCCGGATTAGCTTCGAGCACCTTCTCCGTGACACCTGCGGTTTTGCCGTAATGACGCCAGCAGAGCTGATCCACCGTGTCGTTTTGCAACGCCCTGACTTTCATCAGAACAGCTCCGCATAGATACGGGCTTCTTCCCGAATGTCAGCGATACTCCAGCGCCCGTCCCGCCAGAGATCGTCTATTTGCCTGTCCAGGGCCTCCGCATCCTTGTCGCCCTTTGGCGTGGTGCCGACGTCCCTGTAACCCTCCAGTACGCTGGCGCGTGTGAAGGAGTAGACCGCGCGCCGGAAGCGATAAACTTTTGCGCTTTCGCCGTTAATCTGCTCGACAGGTTCACCGGCGGAAGTCAGCAGGACGGAAGCCAGCGACTCCGCGCCTTCTGCTTCCCTTTGCTTCCGCCAGTCCGTCAGCTGATCCGCGACATGCAGCGCGGCCTCCGTAGCCATATGCATCAATCGGGAAGTCGTAATATCACCGGCGATGCGGGCCGCGAGGCGCAAATCGTGGAGTTTTACCGTAGGCCAGAAAGTACCGACGGCAATCTGTGCGCCGCCGTCGTCCACGTCCGTCACATCACTCTCAGCAGGTCTGACGGGGCGCTGCGCGATAAAACTCATCGTCGTTTCTCCGGTAGGTCAGGCGGTGGGCTCCCGGTAAAAAGACCGCATAACGGGCAGATCGCCGGGCGCGCCGCCTGTGGCGCGGGGCCAGTTCATTACGCTCAGGCGTTTACTTTGACGGCGGTTTTCGTTGTCTTTTTTGCCGCCGTTTTGCGGGTAGCTTTTTGGGTGCCGGCCGCCGTTTTCGTCTGCTTGCGCATTCGTGTTGTTTTTTCTGCTGCGGGTGTTTCGGTTGCCGCTGTATCGCTGGATGAAGGCTCATCTTCCGCATCACCACTCGCCGTGCTGGTCTGCGGCGCCTTCTTCAGCGCGCTGACCAGAGAGGCGATCTCCCGTTTCACGCCTGCGCCCGGGTTCAGGCTCATGGCTTCCCGGAACAGTTTCAGCGCTTCGCCTTTGGTTTCCGCGTCTTCCGTGTCGCGACGGCAAAACGCCCTCACCTTGCACAGCTTCGCGCGGACCTCATCCGGCATGTCACTGTCAGCCACAATTTCTGCCAGCTCGTCCAGCATGGCGATAAAGCCTGACAAATCGGCTCCGGCGTCCGTGGTGGCGAGGTTCAGAATGGGATTACAGATTTCTTCGGTCAGCACCGTGGGTGCCGGGCGGCGATAGTTGTCATCAGGCATGCTCAGGCCGTGCTTAACGACATAGCGCCCGATGCGCAGCGCCAGCGCATAGTCGGAGCAGTCCACCGCCCACACCATCAGCGTGGTGATAACCGGATCGGCGCGTCCGCTGTCGCCCTCGATCGTTCCGTCAATCCATCCCTGAAACTCAGGAAGGATGCTGGCCTTTACCGCAGCCTTCGCCTGGCGGGACTGGATCTGGCTCAGCGAGGATTTATGCATATGCAGGCGAAAGAGGATCTGCTCATGCGCGGTGCGCGTCTCCGCGTCACGCTCATCACTGATGCCCCGCCTCTCTGCCATGACCTTCTGAAAGTGTCTTTGTGCCGGTGTCAGCATGGGTTCATTCTCCTGGGCGGGCTTGCTGCCCGCCTTGTGATGGGGGTTATCAGGCGAATGTCACGCCGTCGATCATGGCAATCATGCCGTACTCTTCAATGACATAGTCATCATTGCTGGACTGGTAAGTCGCCACGCGGTTGTAGTGCGGCTCTTCCCGGATAGAGCGACGCAGGGAGCCTTTCTGGTAGTACACAGAGAGGTTTTTCAGGTTGGTGATGAGCACCACATCTTCAGGAATGCCAGGAACAAAGACCGTCGGCAGACCACCGATCTTTTCCTGGCTGACAATGAGCTGCGCGGCCAGTAGTTCGGTATTCGGATTGGTCTGGCTGAGCGCGTTCACTTTCGGCAGGTTCACTTTCAGCAGCAGATCGGACGAGAGCACAGTCACCAGGCCGGGAGCGCGGCGGAACCAGGGATCCATAAGGCTGTGACGCGCATCAAGCACGGCTGCATCAATATTGCCGTAGGTGCCTGACGCAATTACCGCGTTATTCTCATCACGGGAGGTCAGCGTGATACCCGGCATAATGCGCTGCGGCGCTTCATTGCGGATTTTTTGCAGCCAGCCAACGCCGCAATCCTGCAATAACGGGTAGGTCGTGCGGTCGGAGTTTTCAGAGTAATGCGTGCCATTAAAGCCAATCATCTGGCGATCCAACCCCAGCTGACGAGCCATCGCATTACTGATTAATGACTGAAATTCAGGGTGACCGGCCCACGCGTCCAGCTCCGCATACGAAAGCGCATAGTCATAGTTGGTTTTGCGGCAGTGGTAGTTCTGCGGCTCTTTGTTATGGTTCGGTGCAGGGTTACGGCGGTTGGTGCCGTCCGAGCTGTTATTGGTGCTCGCCATCGGTCCCTTACTGCCGATCTTTATTTTCTGGCCTTCCTGCTCTTTCACGGGGAAGTGATTGACCTGCTTCATGAAGTCATCTGACTCCATGGCGGCCTGTTCCAGTTTTTGCTGAATAGTCGGATCGACGTTAAAACGTTTGGTCACAGCAGAAGGTGAAACGCCGTTCAGCTGCGCCTGTCGCACAATGTAATTATCAAATAGTTCGCGGGTCTGGTTTTCCATGGTTACCTCTTAGAAGTCTGCAAGCTGCGCGCTGCCGTTGCCGGTTGCCGCCGGTCGTGCGCTGTAATTTTCTGCGGGCTGGAGCTGGAGCTGACCGCGCAGCTCGTTAAGTTCGCTGGTCAGTTGCTGAATGGTGGTTTTGTCCTGCTGGCGTTCCTGCTCCAGCGCACTGAACCGGTCGATCTGGTCGGCCTGAGATTGAGCAACAGCTTCAACAACCTGATGCAGCTGACTGAAGCGCTGATCGTCCGTTTTCTGGCCTTTACCAAGGATGCCCATCACGCGGTTGAACCAGTTGACGCCCTCCTCGCCGCGCTGGGCCGCCAGTTCGATCACTTCAGCTTCAAGCGCATCTGAGAACAGCGGCGCCTCAATCTGCTGGTTATTGAAGGCCATCACCTGCGCGCGCTGCTGGGCGGCGAATTTAAGGCGCTCAGTCCCCAGGCTCGCCGGTGTGTCCGTCATCGCCAGTCCGACCACATACGCCTTGCCGTTGAGTGCAAACTGCGGATGCAGCTCAATACTGGAATAGATTTTTTTGCCTTCATCGGTGAGCTGCTTCATTCGTGCCGACGCGTCGATCTCGGCATAAAGCGCCGTACGACCGGCCAGCGGCCCCTCGGTGATATCCTCCGCGCTCAGTGCTGCAACATCCCCCATGGCGCCGAAATTGCTGTCAGGGAGCATAGAGAGATAGTGCTCCACGTTGACGCGGGCACCATAAACGTCCGGGTTGTAGCTCGCCGCTGCATCGCGGAGGTGCTGCGGCTGGATCTCGCGCCCGTCAACGGTGGCGCCGGAAACCGCAACGCGAAACTTCTTGCGGGCGGGTTTAGTCGTGCTGGCCATGTCGTTTTATCCTGTTGGTTTGTGTCAGTCGCCGCATCATCGCAGAGCCTGAAAGCCCCGCGCCACGCGGTTTTGTTGTCGGAGAACGGCCAGACCTGAAACCCCGCGCCGACCGGATCGCGCGCGGGTAATCTCCCTGCTCAAAAGGGGGTGTGAATGATTCAGGATGCGTTTATTCGATTAAGGGCAAAGCAGCTCTACTGGCAGGGTTACCCGCCCGCCGAAATTTCGCGACTAATGGGTATCAACTCAAACACGGTTTATTCGTGGAAAAAGCGCGACGCATGGGATGACACAACGCCCATCAAACGGGTAACGCAATCCATTGATACCCGTCTCTGCCAGTTGAGCGCGAAAGACAATAAAACCAGTGGCGATTTCAAAGAGATTGATCTGTTAACCCGACAGTTGAAAAAGCTGGATACCGGGCAGGCCTCCACTACCACAGGCGTTAAAAAAACCAGTCGACGCAAGAAGAAAAATCACTTCTCCGAGGAGCAGATCGAGGCGTTGCGCTTAAAAATTCTCGACTCTCTCGCATGGCACCAGCGCGGCTGGTACGAACAACGAGATCAGCGTAACCGGATGATCCTAAAATCGCGGCAGATTGGGGCAACCTGGTACTTTGCCCGCGAGGCATTGCTGGGAGCGCTGAGAACGGACGTTAAGCACGACTACCAGCGCAACCAAATCTTTCTGTCAGCATCACGAAAGCAGGCGCTACAGTTCCGCAACTTCATCCGCAAAGCGGCTGAAGAGGTGGACGTCGAACTTAAAGGCGGCGAGCAAATCACGCTGTCAAACGGCGCGGAGCTGCATTTTCTCGGGACATCAGCTGCAACCGCGCAGTCCTACACGGGGCACCTGCGATTTGATGAGTTTTTCTGGACCGGTAACTTTATCAATCTGCGTAAGGTTGCCGGCGCTATGGCAACGCTCAAAGGCTTAACGCGTACGTACTTCTCCACGCCATCCAGCGAAAGCCATGAAGCCTATCAGTTCTGGACCGGCGATCGGTGGAATGCGAAACGGCCTAAAGCGCAGCGCGTTGATTTTGACGTGTCCTGGAAGAAAACACATAGCGGCGTGCTTTACCCGGACAAAACGTGGCGGCAGATCGTCACTATTCAGGACGCTATCAACAACGGCTGGGACTACACCGACATTGATGAAATCAGGGATGAAAACAGTCCCGATGAATTTGAAAACCTGTACATGTGCGAGTTCGTCAAAGACGGCGAAAGCGCGTTCAATCTTAGCCAGTTACTGGGCTGCGGCGCTGACGGATATGACGACTGGCCAGACTGGAAACCGTTCGCCAGTCGCCCTATGGGCCAACGTGAGGTGTGGCTGGGCTACGACGCCAACGGCGGCAGCGGCAATGGTGATGCCGGTGCTCTATCCGTAACGGTCCCTCCCCTTGTGGCTGGCGGCAGGTTTCGCACGGTTGAATTGAAGCAACTGCGAGGGCTTGAGTTTGAACAGCAGGCGGCGGTCATCAAAGAGGCTGCCGAGCGCTACAACGTCACTCACATTGCCATCGATGGACAAGGCGTCGGGGAGGCGGTCTGGCAGATTGTTAAAAACTGGTTCCCGGCGGCTATTTGCTACCAGATGAGCCTCTCTTCCAAGCGCGCCCTTGTCCTCAAAATGTTGCAGGTCATACGCGCTGGCCGCTGGGAATATGACCGCAGCGAGCAGGGTCTGGTCAGAGCCTTTAATGCTGTTCGCAAAGTCGTTACGCCCGGCGGTTTCATCACTTACGAAACTGACCGTTCGCGCGGCGTAAGCCACGGTGATATGGCATGGGCAACCATGCTTTCGATTATTAATGAACCGTTGGGCCAGGAAAGTGGCGGCGGTAGTTTCGCAATGGGATGGTAACTTTGAAAAAGAAATACGGTAAAAAGCCGATAGTCAGCACCGCCAGCCCTGACATTGTGGAGTCACTGAAGGCCGATCCCGCGTTGACAGCGTTCAGCTTTGACGGCCCTTATCCCGTGCGGGATATGGCCGATTTGCTGGACAATCTCTATTGCATGGATAACGGACGATACTATGAGACACCAGTAGATTTTTACGGACTGGCTAAAGCTCCGCGCCAGAGTGCCTGGCATGAGTCAGCGTTGTACTTCAAACGTAATGTGCTCACCGGCTGTTTTATCCCGCACAAACTGCTCAATCGCCAGACCTTTTCCGCGTTTGCGCTGGACTGGTTTACGTTTGGCAATGCCTATCTCGAATTGCCGCGTAATCGCCTGGGCGGCCCGCTTCCCTTCAAACACTCTCTTGCGAAGTACACCCGGCGTGGGAGCACAGATCTCGATCAATACTGGTTCATCCGGCGCTGGAAAGAGGAACACTCGTTTAAACCGGGTTCAGTGTGTCACGTTCTAAATCCTGACATTAATCAGGAGGTCTACGGCATGCCCGAATATATGGCAGCACTGCTGGCCGCCAGCCTGGCCCACTCCGCTGACATGTTCCGTAAGCTTTACTACGACAACGGATCGCATGCTGGATGCATTGTTTATATTGGCGCCGGACAGGTTGACGATAAAAGCATGAAGGCAGTCAAAGAGACGTTGACCGGCGCGCGTGGTAAAGGCGCATTTAAAAACCTGCTGCTGCATGCGCCAGGCGGCGGCAAAGACGGCGTGCAAATCCTCCCCTTCCAGCAGATCACGGCGAAAGATGAGTTTATCAACATTAAGAACGCCACACGTGACGACATACTCGCAGCGCACCGTATCCCGCCGCAGCTGATGGGCGCCATGCCAGAGGGAAACGGCTCATTTGGGGATATCGAGAAAGCCGCACGGGTCTACGCTATCAACGAGCTGACGCCCGTAATGGAGGCGCTGAAGGTGGTCAATGAGTGGATCGGAGAAGAAGTGATCCGCTTTAACCCTTACGCGTTGCTTACCGCTGAGAAATAACCGCCAGACAATTCAGTTTCTTTAAACAACCTCAGCCATTTTTAACAGGCCAGCGTTTTCGCTGGCCTCATCTTATCTGCTTAAAGAATCCCGCATCAGCGCCCCTCTGCGCGTCGCTGCTTTTTCCCTGCGCAAAGCATGCATCCACCCAAAACGACCGCTCTCCGTGACGCAGAATCCGTGAAATTGCGTATTCTTCCGCCTTCCCTGCCCTGACCCACTTGCGGGGGCTTGCCCCCCGTCACCTGCGCGCAGCTATACTTTCATTTTTCGTGCATGCACAAAACCGGTCCCAGCATGCGCCGATCATGGTATGGAAAGAGATAAAATGCATCAAAAAGATTGTGCGAGTTTGCGCACTAGTGTGCATCGCGCTGAAAATGACATGAATGTTTAGAGAACGTTCTGTATAACAGGTCATATTTCATTTGCCTATCGCTATATTTAATTAACGTCCGTTCTGAGCGAAAACCTGAATTTTACTTAACTGGATGACAAAAGACTTCACACATTCTGCTCATCTATCATGGTTGACTTGAAGCGGAAAATTATTCAAACTGCGTAGCTGGTTTTTACCATACTACTGGTTGAATCGGGAGTTTTCAGGAATGGAAAGATATCGCCCATATGGTCGTACCGTAACTACATTAGAAGCAGATGTACTTAAGCTTCGAGCACTAGAAATAGTATTAGTGCTTTTCTATGTGGAAAACCTGAAAGATTTCATTGTCAGTTCTGTTAAAGCCACAAAAAAGCTAAGAGAAATTATTAATAGCGCGAATTCAATAACAGATAATGAAGAACAAATTGGTTTCAAGAAAGCACATGAATTACTCATTTCAGAAAGAGTCATAACAAAAGAAGAAAGCTTGCAATTGAAAGAAATGATTGACTACCGTAATACTATAAGTCATGAGATCCACAGAATAACCATAGATATTGGAGCATACGCCAGTCTTGCTGAGCATTACGATACCGACGAACTTCAAATAAAAAAATATGATTGCTCTGCAGTCCAACGCATACAACAAATCAGAAATACAGTTCAAAGAAAAATAATAAAAAAATCATTTGCCCTTGAACTATCTTTCGACACTCTGGCATTTGAGGCTGCAGAAAAAACATATCTCAAAGAGATTAAACGTTTAAAGAAAAAAGTTAACACCGGTATTGATAAGTTGAACTTCACCTTAGAAACCACAAATAAAACAATCCGCAACATCCCCCGTGAAGTTATAGATTCGATACAACCCGGCCATCCAAAAAACACGAAGAATAATGGCACACTTAGTCCAGAGGGTATAAAGGGAATATTTATGCTATATGATGCAAAAGCAACCCCACTGGCAGTTTCTTATATAATGAGAATATCATATCGTGCTGCTTCAAAATGGTATAAGAAATGGATTGGAAATCAAGTTGGAACATAAAGCAAGACTGATAACAGTATAAATTACAGTCTCAGGCACCTTATTAAAACTTATTTGATATTTTATCATGCCTTTGCTTTGCAAATTACTATACATACATGCAATATAAATTAATTTATGCATTTTTTAGAGATCATTTAATATGTGCCACACCATGACAAGCCCCATCGAATCATGAATGTAAGGTTGCCACAAGAAAAAAACAAGTTAAGGGTCGGTGATTTTGGTTATAAAAACCAGACGCTGGCCTTTAATCATTTTCCAATACAACAGATGCCTCCGGCTCGATGATAAGAAGAGAGATCTGAACGGCTATTTTTAGATAACGTTCAGCTTCATTTTTTGTAAGTTCAAAATCTTTCAAATGACTCGCTTCATTTCGTAGTTTTCTCATCCTACCTACCAAGATAGCTGTTGATTTATCAATCTTTCCTTGATTTACTAACCATTCAATAAACAATAAAGGATTAGTTCTTAGAACAGATGTTCCTTGTACAAAACCTGCTTTTCCAGCTGCCTCTTCGATTAGTAACCATGATTCCATAATTGCAGCTCTGGGAGATACATCTGCAATGCGTTCTAACTGCTCCATACGCCTAGAAAATTCGTTTTCTCGATCAGGTAGCTCTTTTGATGCTTCAACCAAGGAAGTATCATTAGCTAACTCTTCCGCAGCTTTTAACCCTAAAGTAAATTCAGCTTCAGCATTTCCAAGTTTTACTTTAGATAAACGGAGAATTAGCTCTTTTACATCATTACCATATTTCTGAACAAACCATACAAAAGCTAATGGCCAAGCCAGCGCTGATACTAAATCTGCAAAATTAGACATTTTTATCCCTCATGGTCCTCGAGTACCTCCTTTGTAATATTATACATTTTCGATATAGCTGAACAGGAGTTTAAGTTCTCATTGAGAACTAACCTAAAATATTTAGTAGAAATGTGTGAAGCGTCCGCTTCATGCACTGAGCTGCCTGTAAAATTAGTCTTTACTCAGTGCAAAGTCATTATCCGAGCAAATCTGAGTCTAGCATACTAAGAGATTACTGCGTTTCTCTTAGTCAAAAACACTGATTTGGGAGGAATCTGTTCTCGGACCTGCGACTGCATTTTCTGGCTCTACTCCGTTTGGATGCTTCGAATGATTTCTGGCAATGATGCATGCTGGCACCTCCGCTGAAGGCTTCCTGTTCGCAGGGAGCATCGTGCCCATGATTAGTTGTAATACCGAATAACAATACTAGCCGCACAGTCGGCCGCAAGCGTGAAACTAGGTACGATTCGACAATCGTACACTGTTCTGTTTCGACGATTTGCGTACCTCGTATACTCATCAACCATAGCTTATCGCCTAGTTCCGGCACTGATGGCAGATCTAGGACTATTTCAGGGCAAAAGCTCTTTTTAAGCCAGGTAACTATATCTTCATGAATTTCTACAGTGAACGTGGTCATAATTTCTTCCTTATAGCCCTTTGGCAGCGATCAAGCAGCTCACTTTGTTTGATCAATGATGCCGGAGCGTGGTTGGCGTGCTTAAACAACAGGCGCTCCACTATTAACTCCCCTTCTCTGATGGCAAATTCCATTTCGCCACGCGACAGAATGCAGCCACCTAATAACAATCTAACCTCCCCGCCGCTGAGAACAATGTTGCGTCTATTCAGTTCGGCGATCGCGTCGTCAGGCAGTTCTTGTGAGATCCCGCTAATGCCTTGCAGCGATGAATTTCGCCTATGACCGTTCGCTGCCGTGCCGTTCTGTTGAAGCAATGCTGCCTCTGACTTTTTCTTTTGGAATTCCGAAGCCGCTGCGGCGTAACTGTCCGCACGCCGTTCCGCCTCGATCCGTAGCTGCTCGCGCCAGCGCCGCTCGGCCTCATCCGATGTCAGGCTCTTATCTTTCGCGGCGGTAACTTTTGGCCCCCATGTCAGCGCTGTTTCGTCATTAATCGACGTGCGCAGGCCGCGCGCGGTGCGCGTGAAGGCTTGATCTGAGTTTTCGCGGGCGGATTTTCTGAGCCTGCGGGTGATATCCTGCCTTTGCTGGCGTGAATATCGACGTAAATCTTCGATATTCAGCGGAAGTTCTGTCACTGGAATATTGTCTGGCGCAGTTTTATCAGCTGGCACCCTTGTTTCTGACGGTGGTTTTTCAGCCGAAACGGAGCGCCCCGTACAGTTATTGACAGAACTCCAAGGGGCCGCGTCGCGGCCTTCTAAGGTCAAATTCTCGACCTGCGATGGCTTATGCTTCGGTACGATTTTGTAATCGTTGGTACGGGTATAAATGACCGATTCACTGATCGTAAAAGGACAATAAACGCCAGTAATTTTGGCGACCGTGTCACCATAATCATTGCCGTTTTCGGTGTATTCGTAATTGAGACGAACACGCAAACAATCGCGAGTTACAAACGGGCCGCCCTGGGCGTTGACGTATCCCGGCCAGTCGGGCACATCAGCAGCAGCGCGGGCAGCTTCAAGTTCCGGGTGCAAGACAAGCTCACGACTTCCTAGGCGCCTTAGCTCGCGCCAGGTGGATACAGGCGCGCCGCCAATCTGTTGAAACTGGCGAATACTCCAGCGTGAAGCCCACGCCCGCACGCGCTTTGCCATCTCTTTAACGGGTTTGCCTGACTCGTGATCAAACTCGCCATCCATTCCATAACCGTCGATATTTTTTGAGATGTACTTTGCGATGTATCCCGTTGCCGATCCAAACTCTTCATCAATTGGTTTGGCAGTAAAACGATACTGAGCCGCGCCGGGTTCGCTTCCATCCACCTGGAGGGCGTACTCATGAAAAATTTCAGTGGCACGCTCCACCTCTTCCGGGCGGAGAAATAACAGCAGGTGCCAGTGCGGCGTTCCGTCGTGATGTGGTTCGGCTACACGAAAACCAAATATGCGGATGCCTTCCCTTCCCCATTTGGCGCGTACACGTGACCAGACGTTGCAAAGGTACTTTTGAGTTTTGCGTGGGCTGGCATTGCAGTATTTATCATTGCGCTTGCCGGAATGCACATGTGTGGCGTGATAACGTGACGGTGCGGTCAACGTGTAGA